GGGGAAAGAGCGGTCATCCTTATGGAGCGTGCCATAGCGGTGGCAACATATGTTGGCTCTCCTTTGATTTATCAAATTGATCGCGTTGAAACGCAAAGGGGCTGCCCTTTTCCAAACAGCGTCACGCAGGTTGGCGGGAACGTGTTTTATCTAGCGCGGGATGGCTTTTACAGATTTTCAGGCAACCAGTCTGTCGCCATAGGAGCGGAGAAAGTTGATACATTTTTCTTCAAAGATTTTAACGAAGCCCAAGTTGAAAAAATGTCGGCTTCTGTTGACCCTGAAACTCAAATTGTGGCGTGGTCATATGTCAGTAACAATGCTGTCGATAACACGCCGGATCGGATACTTGTTTACAACTATGCCATTGATCGGTGGTCATTGCTTGAGGTTTCAGCGGAGTTGCTTGCGCCAATGTTCACGCCTGCATACACGCTTGAAGCATTGGACAACCTCTCGTCGTCAATAGACACCCTGCCTGCGCCTCTCGACTCAAATCTGTATAAAGGTGGTCAATATTTCTTCGGCGGTAGTGATGGGAACAAACTGATCTCATTTAATGGCTCTGCACTAGCCGCAACGATAGAAACATCTGAGTTCGGTTTGACGCAAAATCGTCACACGCTTGTGACTCGCTCTGTCCCATACTTTAAGAATGGTTCAGTTACGATGCAAGTTGGCTCTCGTGATCGCCAGGACGATACAACTGTTTTCGATACAGCATCGAACCTGACAGACGAGGGCTTTTGCGAACATCGCGTGCAAGGGCGTTTCCACCGCGCCCGAATGAATATTAGCGGTGATTGGTCTTTTGCGCAGGGTATTGATTTAGAGGGCAGACCCATTGGCAGAAGGTAACTTTTTACGGCTTCCATATGAGGCGAACAACCCTCGCCAAGTGGCGCAAGTTGTCAACAATGTGCTTGATGGCAAGCTCAATAGCACTGGCGAGTTCACCTGCACTGCAAGTGCGGGTTCAACAAATGTCACAGATTATCGGGCAGGCAAGAACAGCGTCATCCTTTTAATGCCAACAACCGCTAACGCTTCAGCAGAGGTGGGGGCAGGCACGATTTATATTAGCGCTCGTAACAAACAGAGTTTTACTGTCACTCATGCAAACAACACGCAAACCGATAGAACCTTCGGATACATCGTTATCGGATAGTTGGCAGCACTGCACTCCGTTCATAGCGGCGGCGCTGGAATATGCACACGGCTCACACAACCTCGTTGATGTGTTCAATGCAGTGATTAAGGGCGACGCGCAGTTCTGGCCTGCTGAAGATGCTGGCCTTGTTACAGAGATAATAGAGTACCCCCGCCGCCGGACGCTTCGGTTCTGGCTGGCAGGCGGGTCGTTGGAGACTCTCCAAAAGTTAGAGGTAAATGCGATTGAGTGGTCAAAGCAATGGGATTGCGTGGCTTGTGAAATTATAGGACGGCGCGGCTGGGTTCGCGCTTTAGAAGGCTATCAAGAGGCCGCAACATTAGGAGTCAAGGAATATGAGTAAAGGTGGTGGAAGCGGCGGCGGTCAGCAGACCGTGAACACTCAGGTGCAGCCGCCAGATTATGCGATGCCCTTTTTGAAGTTTGGTTTAAACCAAGCGAAGGCACAATATAACTCGGCAACTCCAAGCTATTATCCAGCCAGCACAACTGTTGGATTTTCTCCTGAAACGGTCACGGCTTTGGACACTATGCGTGACCGCGCACTTGATCCAAACAGCATGACCGCACAGACACAAAACGTGGTCATGCAGAATTTGATGGGGACTAACCCTCTTCAAAGCGCGGCGTTTGCCCCTGTTATCAATCAGGTTCAATCGCAGTTTTCAAAAGCAGGCAGATATGGCTCTGGCGCAAATCAGCAAGCATTGGCAACAGCGTTGGCACCAGCCGCATTGCAAGCGCAGCAGGCCGCAATAACTCAAGCGCCTAACGTGCAAAACCTTGATTTGGCTCAACTCATGGGCGTTGGCGAAGCTCGTGAGGGTCAGGCGCAAGCTGACCTTCAAGACAATATCAATCGCTTTCAATTTAAGCAAAACATCAACCAGCAGAAGCTGCGCGATTATATGGCTCTCGTTGGCGGTGGCACAGTCGGTCAAAACACTGTCCAGCCAGTGTTCCGTAATCAAGCATCGTCTGCTTTGGGCGGCGCATTAGGTGGCGCTCAACTTGGCGCATCGGCAGGCTTTAACCCTATGCTCGGCGCTGTTGGTGGCGGCTTACTAGGACTTATGTAAGGGGTAAAAAATGAGCTTTGGTGGTGGTAACACAATGGGCGGGTTGCTTGGCGGTGACTTTAACGACCCAGCAGCACAGCGAAATATGGCTATAGCGGCTGGCCTGCTTGCAGGTGGTGCACCCTCAGTCGGGGTTCCGACATCTTTAGGCGGCAGCTTGGGCAAAAGTCTAATGATGGGCATGGATGCTGGAAACAAAGCGCAGCAACGCCTTGACAGATTGCAAAGAGCAAACACACAGGTTGTCGGCGGTTCTTTGCTTGATATGTCAGATCCCGCAAATCCAAAGGTCGTTTATGAGCAACCTGAAAAAGTGCAATCAGGCCTGTTAGGCGGCGGCAAATACACCTACACCAAAGACCGTGATGGAAACATCAAAGTCAAGCGGAGCGATGTATTTGACGAGATCGTGGCAGCAGAACAAAAAGCAAAATCCACAAAGCCTCTCCCAACAGGTGTCCAAAAAGCAGAGGACGAGGACTTTGGCGCGATCGATACAGCAAGCAATATACTCAGTGAAACGCAAGATTTTATGCAGTTAATTGATGACGACAAACTCAGCTTCTCACCACTCGCGGGTGTCACTGACGATTTGTCGTTGATGTTTGGCGGCGGTGATGAGGACACCTTGAACAGGCAGAGTTTCGATTTGTTTCTGCAAAGATTGCGGAACGCAAGCCTGCGGCTCAACAAAGGCACACAGACAGAAGGTGACGCTGAGAGAGCCTTGCAAGAAATTGTCAACAATCGCAATAACACAAAAGCAGTCCGCAAAGCTCTGCAAGATCTGCAACGCGCAAATGAGCGTGCTGTCGAGGAAAGAAAGCGCAACATCAACCGCCGCCGCAAAGCGCAAGGCGCTGAAGCGTTTAGCTTTGATGATTACACAACCCCAACCACATCATCCGATGTTGGCTTCAAGGTGATTAACTGATGGCGAAGATTGAAATTGACGGCGTTGGTGTTGTTGAGGTCGGTGACGATTTCAACAAAATGACCAATCGGCAGAAGCAAGATTTTGTCAATAAGATTGCGGCAGAGCGCAAAAGCGTTGATGCAAAAAAAACGCGCAAAGAAGATGATGACGGTTATGCAGCCAACCTGGCGAGAACCGCTCTTGGTCAAGGCGCACTGCTTGGGTTTGGCGATGAAGTTGAAGCGGGTTTGCGGACAGGTTTCGGATTGCTTGGAGACTATGACAAGACAGTCGCAGATGTGCGTGGTCAACTAAAAGGCTTCAGAGATGAAAACCCAATGACCGCATTGGCGGCAGAGATCGGCGGTGGGCTGGTAACAGGCGGTTTAGGCGGTGCTAGAGCCGCAGGGACGGCGGCTGGACGCAAGGTGCTAGAAAAGGCAGGCACAACAGGTTTGGCGGCTGGCATCGGCGCTACAGAGGGCGCTATCGCAGGCATCGGATCAGGTGAAGATGCCGCAAGCAGGGCGGCTGGTGGCTTAGTTGGTTTAGGTCTTGGCGGCACTCTGGGTGCGGCTGCACCAGCGGCTATTGGTGCGGTAAAATCAGGTGTTAATCGGCTGCGCTCCGGCGTGAGTGAAAAGGCGGCGCAGAACACAGCCGACCTCAAGGCACTCCAAGCATTAGAAGAAGCAAACACCACACCAGAGGCGGTTCAGACTGCTTTGAATGAGCAAGCATCGATGGGTGTTGCGGACGCAATGATCCCAGACGTTGCAGGCGAAGCGACCCGCAGATTGGCGCGGGGTGCAACCACAGTTTCCGGCGAAGGCGGCGACATTGCGACAAAGGCGCTAGATGAGCGTGCGGCAAATCTTGGCGATGAGATTGCAGATGATGTCGGTAGCATCTTGGGTGGCAACAAAAGCGCGGCTGAAGCGCTTGATGAGATTGCAACTCGCCAGTCAGCCAATGCTGGGAGCGACTATGATGCGGCGTTCAATGTTGACGGCGCACCAGTAACGGTTGAAGTCACAGACGATCTAAAGCGGTTGTTTAGCCTGCCTGCATTTGACGAGGCGGTTGAGCAAGCGCGCAACCTTGCCAAGTTTGACGGCGTTGATATGCCATCTGCGACACAACTGATCAAAGGCGAAAAGCTAGACAATCTGTCGCTGAAAGAGATGCACTATATCAAAATGGGGCTTGATGAGGTTATGGGGCTGGGCAAGCGTGGTCAGTCCAAGACATCAATCGGCAGGGGCGTTGAGCGTGGTTTAAAAAAATCTCGCGCAGACTTTATCAAGATATTAGACGAGGCTTCTCCAAAGGTCGATGGTGTCAGCACATATCAGACGGCACGCAACAAGTTTGCAGGCGATGCCAGGTTGCGCGAGGCGATTGAGGATGGCGAAGGCTTCTTCAAAATGAAGCCAGACGATCTTGAAGGCAAAGTGCGCGGGATGTCCGACTCTGAAAAAGAGGCATTTCGCATCGGCGTTGCCCAAGCGGTTCGCAACAGCGTTGACAGCACCGCAGACATGGCTGACGCAGGCCGCAAAATATTCGGCAACAAAAAACAGCGCAAATTGCTCAAGTCTGCGTTTCCAGATGAGGCATCATTCAACCAGTTTGAGAAGCGGATGAAGGCACGCACAGAGCAGGTCAAGACCCGCGCAAGAACATCACCAAGTGCAGGAAGCCAGACAGCTTTGCGGCAACAGGATGCGGCGAACCTGACGGAGAGTGCAGATGCCTTGTCATCGATGCTGATGGGCAACCCACTCCCAGCCGCACGCAGCTTGGCAGGCCGTGTCACCGACAGGGCGACCACATCCGGCAAGGTTGGCAACGCACTATCTCGTGATTTGTTTAGCGTTGATCCGCAACAGCAGAGAGCGTTTTTAGATCGTCTAATTGCTCGCAGGTCAGCAGAGCAGGCACGCATGGCGAGAGCGGGGCGTGCATCAGGTTTGTATGGTGGTGGGGCTGGAACCTTTAGCGGCCTCTTAACAGGAGAATAACATGGCGAAGAACTCTGTGCGGGATTTTAGTTCAACCGCAGCTTCAAATACGGACATCCAGTCTGTAAATATTGATGAGAATTGTGCCGCCAGTGGGATTAACAATGCGATCCGCGAAGTTATGGCTGACCTCAAAGACGTATCGGTTGGCACAGTCGCATTAGAAAGCCCCAAGTTTGACAGCATTTTAGATGGAAATATAAAAGCCACAGACGCTAGTGGCACTGACACGGCTGGCACAGCTACAACGATTAAGGGCGGCGCTGGGACTGGCACAGGTGCAGGCGGTTCAATCGTTTTTCAGGTGGCTGATGGCGCTGGGTCAACTGGTAGCTCAGTCAACGCTCACTCTACCGCTATGACTATTACTGATGATGGCAACTTGCTGGTGGGGTCTACAAATGAACTTCCAGCCGACAATTCAGTCGAAGGAATGACTTATAAAAACGGTCTTAGTCTACAAGTTTTTAGGGACGCTGGTGCGCCAGTTGTTTTTGGTCGTGGCACAAGTGATGGCAGTATTGTTAAATTTAGCAAAGACGGCACCGTTGTGGGGAGTATTGGGTCTAGAATAGGTGATATTTTTATAAACACTGGAAATACTGGGCTGCGATTTTACGATGTAAATAGTCAAATCATACCTGTTAACTCGACGGGTTTAAATCGTGACAATGCTATAGATTTAGGAAATTCTGTAGTTAGATTTGATGATATTTTTGCCACAAACGGCACAATCCAAACATCTGACCAAAACGAAAAGCAACA